TGCGTCTAAGCATCACCATCGCATCGCCTTGAGACATGAATCCCTCGGTTAGCGACTCTGCATTACGGCTCCAGTCATGCAGGTCGCACTCCTCTCCCTCTTCGACGCACTGAAGCGACACCTCAATCTCAGGGTCAGCATCGACGCAAGAGTCCATCAGGGCTTTAACGTACAGTCTCATTAGTCTTCTCCCATTTCACAGCGCCAGCAATCGATATCATACTCGGTGTAGAGCACACCATGGCGACAGCGATCAGGCCAGCCGTCATGATGCTTCTTTTCACAGTCACCGCACACAAGAGTTGTGCCGTGCATGGAGGTTGAGCCGCACCGCATCTCAATCGTGCGGGGCAGGAACTCTCCGTCTCGGTAGTATGTCTGGCTAACTTTATTTTCGCATCTCATACTGCGATCTCCATCTCTGGTTTTGATGATACAGCTACTTTCGGATTGACCACACGGCTTCTAAGGATGCGGTAGATGTCTCGGAATCCCTCCCCATGTGGCTTGCGGTATTTCGATTTGAGCCAGCGTGTGCGAGGCCCCCATCGATACTGAACGTGGTGCGCCACCTCATGGGCAACGACGCATAGCAGGCGATTCTCAACGTCGCCGCAGTCCATCGATCCGATCAATGGATCGCCCGAGAAGGCGCTGTACTCAGACATCCATGATGTCCCATTCCTCAAAGACCACAGGTCAATGGTGATTCCCCTGCTCCCGCCGTTACAGTGTTGCCCTCGATACTTCACATGCACATGACACGCCCGCTTCATCTCATCGTATGTCGCGGGGATCTCATGCTCCGCTTTGGCGAGTTCGCGCAGGCATAGGTCAGTCATCTTGCGAATCATGGTTGCCTCCGCCTTGGTGACGTTGTCGCTATGCGATAGGTGGTAACGTGTGCCGTTCCTTCTCATCTCCAGTCCCTCTCTAGAAACTCCCCAAGTGTGATGTCGAGCTTGTCGATCACCGTGTTGAACGCCCACAGGTCTGTGAGGTAGACGGTCGTGCCTGCCCCATCAGTCTGCTTGAAGTAGTGATCGTGGATCTTCCGCGCCCACTCCTCTTCGTTCATGAGGTACTTCACCTTGCGGTGCGTGGGTATCTTGCGGATACGGTTAGGTGTATCATTGCGTGTTGGCATGGTTCTATCTCCTATTGGTAGCTATGCCATCTGCCGGCGTGGAGGTGGTGCTCCCGCCGGCCCCTTTCACACACGTCACAACGCATGTGATGTGTACAGCATATCAAACGTACTTTTCAAAAATCGTGATTTCCTCCGATTGTGCGCCTGAAAGCCGCATAAACACTGGGCCTTGCACCCTAAAAACAGCGATTTGGTGGGCCTACAGCCCGCATAAAATGGTCAAAAAAATGGCCATTTCTGTCCCTGATGCTCCGTAAGTGATTGATTTTGAACGGTGAAAATTACCAAAAAATATTTTCGCCGCAAAAAATCAGGTAACCCAGAAACCCCATCGACAATGTGGATTTGCCTGTATAATAGAGCCTGTGATGGTGTTCTCAGAAGGAGGTCAGAATGGATCTCAATGGGGAAGTAACATCGCTGTCGGACAGCCCCTGCAACGGGTGGTGTTCAGCAACGATCTTTGGTGATGTGGTCTGCAAAGGATGCGGTCGTACTCAGGATGAGATCTCTGAGTGGAACCAGATGTCAGACGTCGAAAAGAAGCTGGTCGTAATCGATCTAGCCAAGCGCGACTTCGCGATACGTCACACAGGACACACCGAAAAGACTCCGAGAAAGCTAGGGTGAATGTGGTTCCGATAAAAAATGCTGAAGCAATTGAGGAACTGGATCGGTTGCGCGAGATGCTGTTGTCGGGAGATGCCACCAAATTCTATGCGTTCACGGATATCGAAGACATAGAGGAAGCCGTCGTGTACGGCGGTGACTGGGACATGACGGACATCATTGCGGCTCTGGGTGCTCTCCAGTCGATGGAGATTAAAGCCTGCCTAGACGCTCTCTACGTCTCCTCAGAAGAGTTTGAGGAAGAGGACTTCCCAGAGGAGTAGATCAACTCCAAATCGTCGTGGAGCGTAAAGATCGGATCCCACGGAATCTCATTCTCCGTAACGATGTTGCGGATCTTTATGGGCCTGAGATCGGGTCGAACTTTGTACCATTCTCCCCGTCTCATTAGCTCGTTTACTTCGTCGTCACTCATCTCAGTTAAGTTGGAAGTCCGGCGACAGATCCCACATTACGTTTGATTAAAAAAAGGCTAACTTCAGCCTTATGCAGTTAAGTTCTATGCGGCGTGTGTTACGGTCTTTTTAGAGCGCAACACTGGCAGTGTTGAGGTCGACGGTTCGATCCCGTCTAGCTCCACCACCATTTTACTAGGCCGTTTTAGCGCAACACTGGAGTTGTGCGCTTCATCTATAACCGAATGTTCTATGCCGCCCTCCGAAGGCTCATTCTGAATATAGGAATTTCTCGGCACCGAAGTGCCGTTGTTCACGAAGTTCTTCATGTCCATTGAGCTAAGGTGTGTGTACTTCTCCAGCATTGCCATGCTGTTCCAGCCGCCCAGCTTCTGAAGCAAAGGCAATGGCGTACCAGACAGCACATGGCGCGTTGCCCAAGTGTGTCGCAGGTCGTGAAACCTGACGTTACCCACCTCTGCTTTCGCACAGGCGCGTCTCCACGTCTTGTTCGTTACGCTGGTGCGGTTACCCAAGGGCTTGCCGTTACGTCTCGTAAAGACGTACTCAGGCCGCTGGTGACGCTCCTCCTGAATCTGCCTCTGCTTACTCAGGATCTTCAAGGCCTCGTCAGAGAGGGGCACAAACAAGCGCTTGCCGCCCTTCATCTTGGATGCCTTGATATCCATCATGCCGTCCTCTACTTCGCTCCACAGGAGGTTCTGGACGTTCGAGACACGCAGGCCAGTGGTCAGTGCGAATTTCGCCATCGACCCCTGAAGCTTCGGTAGGCAGAACAGCAGGCGATGCACTTCTTTCTCCCCCAAAACTTTGGGTTCTCGCGCATCCTCGCTGGTGTTGAGGTTTTCAAAAGACGGGACATGCTGTGCTTCGATCAGGCCACGCTTATTCTTAGCGTAGTTGAGGACAGCAACGAAGTAGCGCAACCTAGAATTAATGGTCGCGTTCTTGAAGCCGATCTCCTGTAGATCTTCGACAAAGTCAGTCACGTCACACACTCCAAAACTATCGATGGGCCGATCACCGAAGCGATCAATGGCATCTTCGATAGCCTTCTTAGCCGCCGGACTTTTCGGCCTTCCTAGCCGTTTGCTCGGTTGCTTGATGTACCGTTCAGCAACTTCTCTGAACGCTACGGTTTCGCGGTCACTCATAAGTCACTCCTCATACACGTCGAGGAAGCTGTCGCCGAACCGCCCGTCTATCGTACCCCAGACAGGCGGGGTCTTTGAACATCTAATTTGTTCGGCTTTGTATATAGCTTCGTCTTTGGTCATAAATTCTGCTCCCACTTGCCACACCTCATCGCCTTCGCCATTTCTGGTGCGCAGAGTCTCTGTGGTCTCGGGGTTTAGCCTGACGGGAACGACGGGGCGGAAGTGCATCCGAAGCAGGGTGACCCACAGCCTCTCTGGATACTGCCGATTAAGATCATCGATGTGCTTCAGCTTGACCCTGAGAGCCGCACCTTTTCTCTTATCTGGCGTTTTTTCCGATGCGGTTTCCTCGGACGATCCTGACTGCCGGAGGCGCTTCAAATCTGAGTAGTCCATTAACCCTCGTCTTCGTTCCAGCTTCCTGCTGTGCCCCACATCTCGGGCACTCCGTCTCATCAACGGCGTACTGTTTTGTACCGTCGTAAAAAATGCGTACCCCTTGAACCTGAACTGGCTCTGGGTGATGTTCTGCCAGAGCAAATTCAAGAATGTTCCCTCCCTCTTTGACATTCAGAATCGCTATCGTCGTGCGCCGTAACTGATACAGCGCGATGAGCGTGACGCTGATGTCGCAACTGTTTCGTGGATCCTTCTGGTCAATGTTCTTCCCCAAAAAAACGCTTTGACCGGCACTCCTGCCCAACGTCAGAGATTTCAATTTAGAGTCGGCTCCCATGATTAGCGCCTCACACGCAACTAAGGGCTGGGATCAAGCGGTTCACCAGACATCCCTGTCTGACACCATGGGTCGAGTGCGCCGACGACACGCTAAGGAGTGCTCCCAGCCCCATGTCCTCAGAACGGAATGTCTTCCTCGTTCGCCACTTCTTCAGGCATGTCTTCAAGTCTTGGTGGCTCAATTGCAGAGAAGCCATCGGCAACGCCGCCGCCAGCCTCTTCCAAAACCTGAACCTGATTGACGTAGGTAGAGCACCCGTAATCTTTGTAAGGCTCGTCTGAGACCTTCGCCATAATCTTGACCTTGGAGCCATAGGGAATTTCACCCTTCTCCCATGGACTCAAGTCAGGGTTAAAAATATTCACCTCATAGGTAGTCGCGAACTTCCTTTGCGGAGTTCCTTTGTAATCTTTGACCTGAACCCCAGCGTCCGTGAGCGCATCTGAATTAGCCGCATCAAGCTTCACCGTGATGGTGTACTTGTCTGTGCTCTTTCCCTGATAGGTGTCAAACTCTTTGAGGTTGCAGAACGCCACCTCCCCCTCAACATACATTGTCTTCATGGCTAATCTCCCAGCTTCACTTTGATTTGGCGCGTGTTAGACGCCGATCTGAACTCTTCAACGTCGAGGCCTTTCGCCAGCAGTGCGGCATCGCCACCCAGCACCTCGAACGCTTCCCGATAATTGAACGATCCCCTGCGCTTGATAACCTGAACCCGAGACACACCGTCTGTGACGTTGCGGTCGTATGTTTCGGCTATCTCTTTCTTGAGCGCTCCCACCAAATCTTCGTAGGTGGCGATCTGTTTAAGTTGGCTTGAGATCGAACCCTCTATCTCAGCCTTTTTTAGCAAGGCATCTGATAGCTGACCCATCTTCGAGTCGCTGACAACCTCGTACATATCCTGCGCGGCGTCGGTGTGAACCTTGCGCCGTTCTAGATCGCTGTACTCAGCGTGAATGTGCTCATGCCACTCGGCATACAAGTCAATGCGAGGAACCTTCCCCTTGGCAGGAACGGGCAAAAGAGATGCAGAAAGCTCCTCATGTAGCCAGCCCGACTCACGGTGAACACGTTCAATGTTGTACTCAGGATGTGACTCAGCGTTCGGAGACAAGTAGCAAAGAAAGTCGATCCAATCGACATCCAGCACTTCCATCTGAAGCTGACACTGCCGCAGATACATCTTCTTTTTCGCGTCGTAGACCGAGTAGGGAGCCTTGTTCCATTTGGGATAAGGGCACTTGATCTCCAAAGCGCCATCCAGCCCAACAAGTCCGTCAGGAGATGCCCCGAGAAAACTGTAGTTGGGATGAACAATGAAGTCGGTCTCATCGACAACGCAATCAAAGGCTCGCTCGTACCAAGCCTTGGCGACTGACTCCATTGCTTGGCCATGCTCGACGGCGGGGTTCATCCTAAACTCGGAAGTAGCCCCAGCAAGATCTCTGACCATTGCCCGTACCCATTCGTGTGGTTTTTGATACGGGTTTGCTTGCTCTAGGACTCCCACAGCAGTCCCAGTTATTTTCCCTTTGCGTTGCTCCAGCCATTCGGCTGATCCTTGCTCTACCGCCGCCATACCGTGCCCTCCCATAAAGCGCTCGCTTCTGCTTTCCATCGCTGTTCATCGCCGTATTCAATTGCTCCTTTGACGAACATGGATGGGAGAGTGTGTGTGTAGCTCCAGTCGAGGCTTCTTCCCTCTATGTTGATTCGAGACCACACTCGCAAAACGTCGTCTCGGTAAGACGCCCAAAGGTTTGTCCAGCACCTGTGGTGGTGTAGATATTTTGTTTGATGATTCATTTCCAACCTCTTTTAGTTACAAGTTCACTCCATCGCCGGTCGAACTCTTCCTCGTCCCATTTCCGGTTTTCTACCCAGCCTCGCCTTGCCTTCGGCAAATAGGCTTTAGCTTTTTCTTCAGATTCACAATCCATGAGAACCTGAAAAAACTTGTTCTTGGTCGCGTCGTCTGACGCAGACTTAGTTGTCTTGGCCTTTGGCTTAGCGGCTTTTTTCCCGCCCTCTTGCTTTGCTTCGTCTGGCTTCGCAATAAACTTAGTGGGGTTTACGAATAGCTCCCAGCCAAGACCCAACTCCGCCAAGGCACGAACGCGGCATCTCATCTTTGCGTTGTGGATGCTGTTGGCGTTTGGGTTTACTAGAGGGTCGCCGTTGAAATCCGTGACAGATTTAGACGCTTCGATCTCCACTTCTCCTACTTTTAAAATTACACGCACCTCTGCTGTGCCATCTTTGAAGTAAAAGCACTCAGAGCCTTCAGGGGTTTTCTGAAAGCGCCATGAGTAGGAGGGGAATACCGCCATCATTAGTTGATGTGCGTACTGCCAAGGCAGATAGACTAGCGGGTTGTTCTTGCTGTCTTTGGCGGTGTCTGCATGGACGTAAGGAGTTACGTCAATATTACAGAGCTGTTGCCAGATAAATTCCTGATAAAGCATACGTTTAATCCCTCTTCATAAGGGAGTAAACCGTAGCTAAATGTGGATGTCAATCTATAGTTTAGAAATATGTCTAATTAAGCTACATACTCAATCAGTAGCTAATGACCTTCGACATGGTGTCTAAATATTCATCTGCGTTTGCGGGCTGGTTATAAACTTGAACAGTAATTGCCATCTTCTGTCGCTCTGGCACTTCAATTTCTCTAGCGCGGAAGAAGGTGTTCACCTTATCAAGGGCATCCATCCACAGATCTAAAGCTATTTCCGCTCTAGGTCTCGCATTGCCTGTTACCCACCAATACAAATCTACATCGTAGTGATCGCAGAAGCTGATGAGCGTTGCGGGATCTCTGGGTAAGGATCCTCGCATCCATGCCGCTATCGTGGCCTCAGAGACGCCAATTACTTTTGCCATCACGGTCTGAGCGCCGTGCTTAGGTATTTGATGGCGCTTGAGAATCGCCATAAACCTTTCAGATCTGTTGTTTTTTTCGCTTAGCGATACCGCTTCGCCGCTGGTTTCATCAGCATTCATTGTTGCCTCCGGACCGCTCCAGTCCTCAATACATCCGTACATTTCTTCATAAGGTATATCTACTAAACACGGTTTGCAAGTGCAAAAGGTGACATACCCTTGATTAATACCTTGGAACAGGATACTTTGTTATACGAAATCAACTGAAGATATGGGGGACTTAGATTGGATATCCAATCAAGACTTCAGAATTTCCTCACGCGCTTGGAGTATGTAAGGCGGGTGGGCGATGACAAATACATGGCAAGGTGTCCCGCCCACAACGGCGACAGCGTGAAGCTGAGCATCGGTTTGGGTAGGAATGGCGACAGGATTGTCATGAACTGCCTTACTCGCGGGTGTGCGGCGAAGAATATCATGGAGTCTGTCGGGCTAACAGAGTGCGACATGTTCCCCGATAACCCTCATGAGCACGTCAGGGGCTACAGGACGGCCAAGAACTGGGTTCCCGAGGACGACGAGTTCACCGTGAGGATCGGCTTAGACCAGCCTCGCGACAGGTTTACCAAAAAGGACTGGGAAAAGTTTCAGGGCGCAGTAAAGCGAGAGTCTCGCCGCCTGCAATGCAATGCCCTTGAGTTCTACAAAAAGAACACTTGGAGCCGCGAAGTATGAAGTGGTTCAAGTTGTATACCGAACTCGCCCAGCATCCCCGACTCCGAATACTTTCTTTTGAAGACCGCTGGCACTACGTCTCTCTGATGTGCGCGAAGGCTGACGGGACGCTGGATCAAGACAACGAGAAGCTCCGCGACCAGATGCTGTCAGTGCATTTGGGACTGACCCCTGTCGAGATGGCGGCGGTGAAGGATCGCCTGATGGACGTTGAGTTGATCGCTGATGACTGGGACATCATCAACTGGGATGACAAGCAGAGTGCAGACGCTACAGGTGCGGCTAGGAAGCGTAGGCAAAGAGCAAAGGAGAAGCTCGCTAAAGAAGAGAGAAGTAAGAATATAAAGAATAAAGAACAGAATGTGACAGTCACGGGACAGTCACGGGACATCGAAAAGGAAGAGACAGTAGAACGAGTCTGGAAGCTATTCCCCAAGAAGGTGGCCAAAGCCAAGTGCGTCAAGAAGCTAGAACGGCTCGACACTGCCACGTTGGGTTTGATTGAAAAGAACCTCCGCGCCCGCGTCTGGCCCACCGAGCCGCGCTACATCCTGAACCCAGAAACCTACATCAACCAAGAGCGCTGGATGGATGAAGTCTCTGCGCCCGAGCAAAAGGACGATGAGCTTTATGTCTAGGAAACCCACCGACAGTGAGTTCATGCAACTCGAAGACTTGGACATTAACTCTTCGCTGGAGGGATTCCAGAACGTCTACACGGCGGGGGAGTTCACGGACAATGTTCTGGAGTGGCGAGAACACGGCGTAAACAGAGATGCGTTCTATCCATTCTGGGATCGGGACGGAGATCGATTTGCCCTGCGACCGCGTGAGGTCACGATCCTGTTTGGTAGTCGCGGCTCCTATAAGTCCACGGTGGCAAATTACTTGGTTGCCGACTACGTCATGCACAAGATCAAGGCGGGTTACATCAGCTACGAGATGGACACGCCGTATCTTTTGAGCCTGATGTGCGACCAGCTTTGCAACGGTTCTCCGATTCCGTCTGTCACCGAAAAGTGCATGGCTCTCCTGAATGAATATCTATACGTCATCAACGAGATGGTCGATAAGCCACATGCGGCAGTCGCCAAGGTGGATTACATGCTGAAGCAGGGTTGCAAGCTGATCGTGCTGGACTGCCTCCAGCGAATCACGATGCCGATGAATGATCTGAACCTTGAGCGTGACTTCGTTGTTGAGCTTACCAATCTAGTCCGCACCCACGATGCCCATCTCGTACTGGTTCACCACTCCCGCAAGGGCGGTCACTCAGACGGCGATAACCCTCGCCCTGTGGTTGATGACTTGAAGGGAAGCGGGGGCCTTGCTGATAACGCTATGAACGTGGTGGCTTGCTGGGCGAACAAAAAGAAAAAGGACAGGCAGTTCTGGCTCGCGAATGGAGCCGCCCCACGGGACGACGACATGGAGTTACTCGAACAGCCTGACGTCACGCTGATGATTAAGAAACAGAGATTGGTCGGCTTTGAATCAAACATCGGCTTGTGGCGCACCGATGCCAGAGCCTTCCACACCAAGCACGGCAAGCCATTCGTTTACCGACCGGAGATGGAGGAGTGATGGAAGAGCAGGAGAGATTTGCCATAAAGATCAGGGCGGCTGGCGAGCAGATGCGAGAGGCCGAGGAAGAGATCGCGCGGGCAGAGGCAATGGAAAAAATGACTTATGCCAAAGCCATGGTGGAAGCAGAGGTGGAGGGCAACAAGACCGCCGCCGCCCAGATGAGATTCGCAGATGAGCGGGGTGATGTTTACAACGCTCGACTGAACAAGGGAGTCGCCAAAGGAATGCTCGCGGCGGCGAAGGCCGAGTTCAGAGCCTGCGAAATTGAGTTCGAGCAATGGCGTTCGGAGAGAGCAAACAATCGTATGGAGCAGAGGGCGTACCGAGGATGAGTGAGCAGAGAGTAGTGATGCCGTTTCGAGTCAACGCAAAGGCGATGAAGTCGCTGAAAGTTTTGGCGCGGCGGGAAAAAACAACGGTAACCGGACTGCTGATTGAGGCAGTGAATGACCTGCTGGAAAAGCGTGGCCGGAAGCCAGAGGCAAAGCAGGCAAAGATGGGGAGGCCGAAGGGGGGATGAAGGGCAGGACGCCTAACGCAGAAGAAAAGCGCTGGCTGGATGACGTCGCATCTCTTGGGTGCATCGTCTGCCGCAAAGAAGGGAAGGGCCACACCCCAGCCGAGATTCACCATCTCGACGGCAAGACAAAGGCTGGGGCGCACTTCCACGTCATCCCGCTTTGCTACTTCCACCACAGGCAGGGCAGTGACACTGAGCTTTTCACCAGCAGGCATCCATACAAGAGCAGGTTCGAGGAGCGCTACGGGCCGGAGCTAGAACTGATGTTCATCGTTGAGGAATTGGTCAACCAACTCAGGGGGGAAGACCCATGCCAAAAGTGAAGCAGATCTGGGAAACAGACCGAGACAGAGACAGGGAGCTAGAGATCGCTGAGTTCTTTGCTCGCTTATGGAAGTGCAGGCTTGAAAAAATCGACGGACATCATGAGATCGATTTCACATTTCATCGCAGTTTGAGTGAAGACGTCACCTTCTATGGTGAGTGCCGATACAAAGACCACGATTACCGTGCTTTCCCTGATGTTTTTTGCGGCGTCAAAAAGCTTCATTTTGCCGATGCGCAAAGAGCGCACGGGTTACAGACCAGATTCTTGGTCAGGTGGAAGTGCGGCACCCACGGTTACACAAACCTTCAAGCCCCCGACCGAATCATCTATGGCGGGCGCTCAAAAGCAAAGATGAGAAACGGAGAAGACCGAGAGCCTCTCGGGATTTACAACATTGACCGATTCAGGATTGTTAAAGATGAGAGAAAAGAAAGCACTGAAGGATCTTGAGACGTATGTGCTCGGCACTTACGCGGAGCATTACGCGAAGAACGGGACGCAGGCAATCGATCTGATTATCGACTCCGGTTACGGGGTGGATCATTCGATGGCTTGCGTCATCAAGTACGCCGCAAGGCTGGGGAAAAAGGACGGGGCAATGCCAAAGCACGACCTTCTGAAGATGGCTCACTACTGCCTGATTGCTTTGGTCGCATTGGAAAAAAATGAGGGCGCGGAAAATGGCGACTAAAAAAGACGCCAAAGCACCAGTCAACCTAGACCGTTTGATGAATCTAGGGATAACGACATTCACTGCCGAAGAGCTAACTCACAAGATGCAGATACCGATGGCTGAAGTACGCCAGATGATCTACCTCGGCATCTGCGATGACAAGTTGCGAGTTGCTATTGAGATGGGCAAGTACGGCAGGCTCACAACGCTGTACGAGTGCGTTCACTGGAGACGTTACTGGATGAGCAGACCATGGAGGCTAGTCAATGGTGAACTCGCGGCGTAAGGGCCACAACTTTGAGAGGGAAGTCGTCAATCTGCTGAGAGACGAGTTAGGGGAGATAGTAGACGAGCCGATCAAGCGGGTTCTTGACCAGTACAGGGAGAGCACTCTGCCTGACATAGTCATCAGCCCGTTTGCGATTGAGTGCAAGAGGTACAGCAGGGGATGCTGTCCTCACCGCGATTGGTGGGATCAGGTGGTCGCGGCGGCGACTGCCCACGATCTTATTCCGGCTCTGGTCTACAGGTTCGACAGGCAGAAGATCCAGTGCATCCTGCCGCTGTATGCGATCAACTCTGACTACCCCAAGAACACCAACGTCAGGATGACGATGGACTGGGAAGACTTTGTCATGATCGTGAGGGAAGAGCTTGAGGCCTAGCGATCTGCGGGCCATTTCCATGACAGCGGCTGATCTTCTGACCTACCCAGAAATAAAGGCGTTTTTGGCTGAAAAATTAGAGCCGCAATTTCAGGAACTTGCGATGCGATTGTGCGTGATTGCTGTCAGTTCAAATATCGCGAACCTGTCAAGTCTGGCGGAGCGAAGGGCCATCATTGATACTTACCCTCAAGACGATGCGGGTCTGGACGGTATTCGAGACGAGGTAAAACTCGGGGTACAAAGAATCTGGAAGCGTCGTCAGTCATCTAATCTGGGGGATGCCAATGACCGAAGCCGCAAGAGTTCTGGAGCGGAGGGACAACGTCGTGTTCCTTCACAGAGAGGGTTGGAATTATTTTGAGGAAAAAGCCCCCGAAACCGAGGGCTGGTATTTGGTCACCGGAACGTCCGACGATGGGACTTGGTACGGTTTCTTTGAGTTAGTTGACGAGAGTCTGGTCGGTGAAGTGGATGAGCCTAATCCTTGGCCCGTC